AGATGGTTAAATGGTATTAACAATATGTCTGATAACGAAGGACTTGTTAATCCTGCTGACTATCAAGTTGACGCTTTCGTTGACCAATTAGACCGAAACGGTAACGTGATTAAATCATACACGTTCAGAGGAATGTTCCCAACTACGTTGGATGACATTGGTCTGGACTATGGTACTAACAACGCAGTAGAATCTTTTACTGCTACGCATAGATACCAATACTTTGAAACAAATACAACTACTTAATAGACGACTAAATAATTAAGTAGAATTGAGGATATAATATGGCAGAACTATTTGGGTTTAAGATAGAGCGTTTAAGCGCTCAGTCAACCGATCCAAGACAAAACATAGTACCTCCACAAGCAGAGGACGGAACACAAACCGTCCCTGCTGGTGGGTTCTTTGCGTCTTATGGTGGGTTTGATGTTAGTGCTAGAAACGAACTAGACTTAATAAGAAGATACAGAGAGGTAGCACTACATCCCGAGTGTGACCTTGCAATAGAGGATATTGTTTCAGAAGCAATAGTTTCTAATGAAAATCAACAATCAGTACAATTAGATTTAAGTAAAGTAAATTATAGTGATTCAATCAAAAAGAAAATGAGAGAATCATTTGCAGAGGTACTTAAATTATTAAGTTTTGATATAAAAGGACATGACATCTTTAGAAGATGGTATGTTGATGGTAGAGTTTATTATCATAAAATTATAGATAAAGATTCACCAAGATTAGGGATAACAGAATTAAGATACATTGATCCTAGAAAGATTAAAAAGATAAGAGAAGTAAGAAAACAAAGAGTAGATGGCGTACCAGGTTCTTTTTCTTTTTCTGATAAATTTCAGGAATACTTTATGTATAATGAAAAGGGAATACATCCTACAGCAGCTTCAAATGTAGGTGGATTAAAGATTGCTACAGACGCAATCGCATATTGCCCTTCTGGTCTTATTGACCAAACACATAATTTAGTTTTATCTTATTTACATAAGGCAATTAAACCTGTCAATCAATTAAGAATGATTGAAGACGCTGTTGTAATATACAGAATTGCTAGGGCACCTGAAAGAAGAATATTCTATATTGATGTAGGTAATTTACCTAAAATCAAAGCTGAACAATATTTAAGAGATGTTATGGCTAGATATAGAAACAAACTTGTATATGACGCAAGTACAGGTGAAATAAGAGATGACAGAAACTATATGAGTATGTTAGAAGACTTTTGGTTACCTCGTAGAGAAGGTGGTAGAGGAACTGAAATTACAACTTTACCTGGTGGTCAAAACCTAGGTGAGATACAAGATATAGAATACTTCCAAAGAAAACTATATCGTTCTTTAAACGTACCAATTAGTAGATTAGAGAGTGGATCAGGATTTAACCTTGGTCGTGCAGCTGAAATTAGTAGAGATGAAGTTAAGTTTACTAAATTTGTAGGCAGATTAAGAAAAAAATTCTGTATGTTATTCCACGATTTATTAAAAACACAACTTGTTTTAAAAGGTGTTATTGCTCCTGAAGAATGGGACAATATGCAAAATGATATTACATACACTTACTTACAAGATGGATATTTTGCTGAACTAAAACATAGTGAGATGATGAGAGAAAGAGTTAATCTTGCTAGAGATTTAGAACAATATGTTGGTAAGTATTATAGTCATCAATATGTAAGATCAAAAATTTTAAAACAAAATGAGTTAGAACAAAAACAAATTGATAGTGAAATACAGGCTGAACAACCAAAAGAAGAGCCTGAAGAACAACCTAAAGATAATGAAACGGAGATAAAAGATGAGTAAAGAAAGTTTAAAAAATTTCGTTGATAACTTGGATAAAGGCGACAATGCAGAAGCACAAAAAAACTTTAATGACGCAATGGCAAATAAAGTTAGTGCTACTTTAGATGACGCTAAAACTGATGTGGCAAAATCTATGTTTACAGGAGTTAAAGGTGTAGAAGCACCTGAGGCAGATGTATTTTCTGGTGAGAACATAGAACAACCTGCAGAGGAAACACCAAGTGAACAAGACGCTGAGTAAATTCAAAGAAGAAATAATTACTGACAGCAACGACTACAAGCGAACTAGGCAGTATAATAAATTATCGCCTAAGATGAAGAAGGCTGTAGATATGGTTTTTAGAGCTGCTGATAAATCAGCAGATGTAATCGCTGACTTTGAAAAAAATGTCAAAGCGGCCTCTAAAATGTATAATGTAAATGTGAAAGATTTAATGAATTATTTTGATAAAGAAACATTAACAATTTTAAGAAGATAAAGGTAAAGGGAATAGCATATGGCAATAACAAGTAGAACTCTATCTGACACAAAAGGGTTTGCAAAAGTATTAGTTGAATTTACAAATGATAGCGCTACCACAACCGTAATTGACGCTTCTGGATTAGACGCTCATCAAAACAATGGGCAGTTAAAAATTAGAGGTTTAAAATTTGCGTTAACTGGTTACGCTACTATAAAATTTATTAAGAATGGTGCTTCATCTGAAAATGCAATCACTATATCAGGTAGTGATGTTTATAATGCAGGTACAATTGTAAACACAGCAGGTGCAGCTAATCATGCAACAGATGGTGATATTTCAATCACAACTGCAAGTGCAAGTGGTTATGTTGTAATAGAAGTAGTAAAAGATAATTTTAATTATAGTTAATAATGGCGATCACTACTACAACTCTAGCTGATGATAATTTTAAAACTATTGTAAAAGCTAATGGGTTAGGTGGTGAAACTAAAAGTTTATTATTAGACGCAAGTAAATTATCAGGCGCAACGTCAAGTCCTAACTTGTCAATCGCACATCTTTATTATGAAATATTAGGGTCAGGAAATTTAACTTTTTTCTTTGACGCTGAAACAGATGAAGAAGTTGCAACACAATTTAGTGGACGTGGTAATTATGGTTTGAAAAAAGACGAACCAAGAATTAAACAAGAAGATACAGGCATATCACTTGTAAACCCAACAGGTGATGTGCTTGTTTCGTCTGATAGTAATGTGACAACTTATAATATAATAGTAGAATTTAGAAAAGAAAAAGGATTTACAAATGGCTGATACAGTTTCAAGTTTAACAATCGCAGATACTTCAGGTGTTAAATTTACAACTAAACTCACAAATTTTTCTGATGGTACAGGAGAAACTTTAGTTAAAAAAGTTGACGCTTCTGAACTAACTTTTATGACTGAAGATGGTAATAGAAAAATATCAAAGTTATATTGGTCTATTAATACTTCAGACAGTAAATCAGCAGTAGAACTAATATGGGATGGCGCAACAAACGCTACCGCAGTTTTATTGTCTGGTCACGGTTTTTGGGATTTAAGAGCAGATGGTAATGAGATTACAAACAACTCAACAACACCAACAGGTGATGTTTTACTATCTACAAAGAATTTTGCAAATGGTGATAATTACACAATTATTGCCGAGTTTAGATAAAAATTTGTATAAATATTAGTAGAGAAATTAAGAGATAGATACTTATGAAGCTAATTACCGAAGAAATTACGGATGCAGAATACATTGTAGAAGAAACTAATGGCAAGAAAAATTATGCCATCAAAGGTATCTTCATGCAATCTGACATTAAAAATAAAAATGGCAGAATGTATCCAAAAGAGATTCTTCAAAGAGAAGTTGTAAGATACAACAGAGAATTTATCAATAAAAATAGAGCATTTGGTGAACTAGGTCATCCAGACGGTCCTACTGTCAACCTAGAAAGAGTTTCGCACATGATTAAAGCTCTATATCCAGAAGGCAATAATTTTATCGGAGAAGCAAGAGTCCTAGACACACCATATGGAAAAATTGTGAAATCACTTATAGATGAAGGTGCAAGATTAGGCGTTTCTTCCCGAGGTATGGGCACACTATCAAACAGTCAAGGTGCCAATGTAGTCAATAACGATTTTTACCTTGCGACAGCAGCTGATATAGTTGCTGATCCATCTGCTCCAGACGCTTTTGTAGAAGGCATTATGGAAGGCAAAGAATGGATTTGGGATAATGGGATTTTGAAAGAAGCACAGGTTAAAGAATTAAAATTACAGGTTGAGAGTAAAGAACGAATCGCAAGAGCAGAAAAAAATGCTATTGTGTTTGAGAACTTTCTTAAAAAGCTGTAATTTTATAAATAATAATTGACTATTTTTTAGTCCATTATTGCAAATTAACATTAATATTAAGAGGAAAAGTAAAATGGAAAACGGTAAAACAGACGCAATGGCGCCTAAGAAAAATGCCGCTCCAGCAGAAGCACCTAAATCTTTAGGGGCAACTATTCAGAATGTTATCACAAAGGCTGTCACAAGCCCAACTGATGGCAAAATTGATTTCGCACAAGGGGTTAATCACATTACTGGTGACCCACAACAAAAAAGTGCAAAACCTGCTGAGCCAATGCAATCTCTTAAAGCTGGTTATGACATGAAACCTAAATCTGAAACTTATGAAGATAAGGAAGAAGTCAAAGAAGCTGACGAGAAAGAAGACGAAAAAATGATGAAAGCACAAGCTGACATCAAAAAAATGAACGCAAGTGTTCATAAAAAAGATGACATGAAAGAAGCTGAAGACAAAAAATCAGAAATGATTAAAGCAGAAATCGAAAAAATGAAAAAAGAAATGGCTGACAAGAAAGACGAATTGAAAGCTCAAGTTGATAAAGAAAAAGAAATGAACGAAGGCGAAATGCCTAAGGCTGCTTTAGACGCTCTTAAAAAGTCACAAGAGAAAAAAGATGACAAAGAAGAC